TTAGGCAGGAATAACAGGCCACTCGATATCCGGTGCTTTTGATATATCGACCCGCATCAATTCCACGCGATATTTACGCCATTCTGCAAGATCAGCTATTTCTTTTGTGCTAGCGCTTTTGTCGTCAACCGCATCTTGCCGCCAGTCAATCTCAGAGTCTGCAACAGCCTTTAGTTCAGCTTTCTTACTTGCGGCTTCTTGCCTGATTGCTGCCGTTCTGGCTGCCTCATCACTAACCCATGCATTCCCATCCCACTGATCAAACTCGGCTGGGGCAATATCCGCTGTGTTTGCAGGGTAGTCGCCCAGTTCTTTGATAATAATCTCTTGCTTTGAAATAGTGCTGTAGCGAATTTCACCTCGATGATCTGCTACATATTCCCAGCTTTTATTATCTTGCGTTCGGCAAACGGCAAAACCTTTTTTAGCCTTGAGTGGCTGGTCTGTATACGCGTGGCCCGGTAGCCCTTGGCCGAGATTAATAAATTCAGATGATGAGCCGATATATTCGCGAGTGTCAGGCATGGCGTTATACACAGTGACATCACCAGTGGCAATTGCGTACCCATCTTTATCAAATTCAATAGTCATTATGCGGCTCTCACGATGTGGTTAAATGCGATGTTTCTCATGCGGGTTTCTGCTGCTGTTCGAGCTACGTGCGACGCATCAAAATCGAATCGCTGAATTTGGCGTGATTGGAACACCGATGTAACACAATTGCCTACTGGCAGGACGGTGGTGAAAGCCCCGGTTGCATAAGTGCTGTCGGTTTTCTCAGCAGATACCCAAAAACTCCCCGTGATGTTCTGAATAGCATCTGCCTGTTCTGATAGCAACGCTCGCCCAGTATCAACTCCTCGCCCATCATCCCAGCCCCGAATGGCATTGCCACGCATATCAGGGAGCACGCCAGATGGATAGACCAATGCTAATTTTGGGTATGTGGTTGTGCTAAAGGTGGAGCCGTTGCACTTTAACCAGCCAGTCGGCGCAGCGGACAATGGGTATGGGAGAGGCACTCCGATCGGGATTAAACTTCCGTCGCCTAAACCAAGGTTTACGAGAGCTTCAGCAGCAGTGGCTGCCCCCGTCCCGCCGCCAGATATTGGCACAGGATTGGCAGAGGTTGGAATCTCTCTGACAGTGAACACCCGAGACCCCGCTGCGCCCACACCAATCACTTTGAAAACACGATAGTTAGTATTCGATACAGTAAGGGGAATTAATGTTAAACCCACCTGAGAACTCGATATATTATCAACTGTTATACTAACAGCAGTGCCTGCGTTATAGGTCACTCCAGCAGGAGGATTTAGCCATGTATTATAAGCAGTTAGATAGTTCGCCCCTGATGTGAATGCAAAGTTCTGCCAGTCAAAGTTAGCGATGACCGTCATACTCGGCAAGCCAATACCCATACCTGTCAAGGTGAGGCTCTTGAGCGCAGCAGCCACCGCCGCAGGTCCAGCAGCGAGGATTTCAGAAAGGTTATTAGCAACCTTTAATGTCTTATCACCCATATCCCTAACCGCTTTCGGCGTTGCGGCGAGTATTTCGCTGGCGCTGGTTATAGAGCTGCTAAGCTGGACAATCCCTTTCTGGGTTAAGGAGGCTGGCGGTAAGTTACTGCCAGCATACGTCTTAATTGCCAGCTCCAGACTAGCCAGTAATGTTGCCGTGTTGCCGTTATCGAGCACATCATTCCCGGAATGATTAGCGATAAAGTCGGCCAAGACAGATGCAACGAACGACGATTGTCGCCACACCTTATTGAGCTGCTCGGACTTCGCCACGCCCGACGAGAACCCGCCAGAGCGTGCGGCTAGCGCCTCATATTCTGCCTGCGTCATCACATTGGATTCAGCACCCAGCCCAAACGGTAGAATTTCATTAGACATTTGTTGCCCTTAATGGTGAACCCCAAGATGCACTATCGAACCCTCGGGAGTATTCGTTATCTAAATCGAAGCCGAATAACGCACCGGCCTCAGTTGAAATGATGTAATTCGTGACGCCAACACCCGCTGGTTTAACGTCTAAATATCCCTGAGCAATAACCGCTCGCATCACTGATGAGATTTGCTCACCCGCAATGTAAATAGTCATGGTCATGTCGAAATTATCGACGGCGAATATCTTGGTTCGCCCGTCAGGGAAAATGCCTTGGTAGATATCACTGAGGGTTTCTACGGTGCCGTCCCAGTGGTTAGCCTGTATTTTTGCCCGAAGTATCGTGCGGTAAGTCTCATCGTCCAATCGGGTAAAGCCTGTCAACGAATCATACGGCCCCTTCCAACTACCAAAATTAAAGCCCAGTGCATCGGTATCCAGTGAGAAATAGACATCCGTTATTGGCGTTCTAATATTCCGGCCAATCCCCACCCACAGACCGACCGCATCCTCCTGATTGCCTATTGAGCTATCGAGGTCAAAGTCGTTTGTGAGTTGATTTATCGTCTGCTGGATGCCGAGGAGCGGCGCGGTAATCAGGGATATATGATCGTAAAACTTGGGCTTATTTTTGTGATAGGACGTGATGAGACGTTGATATTTAGTCTCACTCATTAGGTCACCACTAAGGTTATATTCTCCGGCACACAAGCGGCTGCGTCGTTAAATGCTATCTCGATATTATTTTCAGATAGCGCTACTGGGGAAATACCGATTTCCAACAGGGTAATATCGTAAGTCAGACGCTCAATGCTGCCATTTAATTGCGCGGGCAGATCGAGGCGCTTAATGCGCACTGGCTCGCCAATCTCTATGGCGTTGATGTACTCGGCGATAGAGCTTTTAATCTCAGCACCAATTGACGAGGTATAGCCCTGTAGCGCCTTAATTTCTAACCTCACATAAACCTGTACCGTGCCTTTCCGGAAGAAATTAATCGGGTGAACAATGCCATATTTATCAGCGATCTGAATTGTGGTTGTGCCATACGTCCCTGAACCCGGTCCCTTTTTCAATGCGATAGTTTGGGCGATTTGTGTCGCGTCACCCCCATCAACCACGATAGAGATCGAGTGGCTGGGTATGCCATTGGCATCTGTAATACTGGTGTCGTTCTCATAGCCGCGATAGCGCTCTACGCCACTAATGCCAGCAATGGCCCCCAGAATGCCATCCAGCACTGTGCGCGATGGTAGCGCTACTGATGCCGTTTGTCTGGCGCGTAACTCAGCATCCATCTCTACGGGCTTGCCCGGAGTAGCCCCCGTTGGGTTGTTGACGCTTAACCAGCCTCGCGTCGGCGTCGCAATCTCTTTTACGGTGTTGGCCAGTGCAACAATTGCACCCGGTACCGAACAAATTGCTGTCGCTGTTGCTGTTCCATCCAGACCAATAATCACGCTGGCCGGTAAATCCCAGCGGATACCATCAGCATCACGCGCGGCCCCGTTGGTCATCTCCAGACCGACATTGCCAGTGATCAGCACATCAACAGTTGAATGGGTTTCCTTATCGCGCTTAATGCCGTTAATTTTCACATTACTGGAGAGGCCATTCCCGACTGCGGTTGCCGGAGAGAATGAGTTATAAACAGCGATCGCGCTATTGTTTGCATCGTGGATTGCCAGCGCGTAAATGCTGACCATCTGCCCATCCTTACTATCAGCATCCAAATAACTGTCAGTGCCGTAAATCTCTTGGAAATAACTGACCAGAGTGCTACGGATAGTCTCAAAATCGGGCGCAGTTATCCCCGTAGCGCTGACAATTGCATTCAGCCCTAACGTATCAAGGTTTAACATTTATGCCTCGCTGGTCACGGTGGTGATGCCGTAGATGGTGTCTATTGTTGCGGTGAAAGTGACGCGACGATTGTCGCCGGTGTAACTGGCTTCAAATTCCAGAATGGCGTTAACCCCCTGCGTATCAAGAATGCGCTCACGGATAGCCAGAATATAAACATCAGATCGCTGCTTACCGAGCACCGACTGAATATAAGGCGTCCCCTCGGTTAAATCTAAAAACCATTGGCCGCGCCATAATTCAAAGCGGGTTTTCACCGCCTGAGCGACCGCCTCCGGGGAGTCAATCAGAAAGGTGTTATCACCCTGACCGAATGTGTAATCGCCGCTCTCGTCCTCTCTGCGATACCTCATATCGGCCCCCCGGTTTCGCCGCCACCCGTTTGCACACCGCCGTGCTTGTGAGATTTGACACTGATGCCACCAGCCGTGACATCATTAGTGACAGTAATAGGGCCAAGCATATTGGCACTACCACCGCTTTCTCCCATCCCTTGACTGAGAGAGCCGTTTATCGTCACCGCCCCGTTTAGCACAATAGTTGGCGAAGTGATTTCAGTGCCACCCTGCGCATTCGCTATTAGCCTGCCTGATGTCTGTACGGTGACAGTGTGGTCTGTGGGGTTGATTTCAACATATGCCCCGCCATCATCACTGCGGAACTGCGCGGCACTGGTGCTGATACCGCTGATTTTCTTTGCCTGAGACTGAGGGCCGATGAGGGCGAACGCATCCGATAAATCATGTTCACGCTCATCAACGGTTTCCTGTATATCGCCTGACTGATGCCAGAAATCAATACACCGATCACCAAAAATCAATAAGCACTCATCCCCTGCCTTGATGGGGAATGTCATGGTGACACCACCGCCGCGCGGGAATACAACGGGGACGTTAGTCAACACCGAGAGGTTTGTTGACTCTCCGCCTGATTCGCCTTTAATGCCGATCTGAATATCACATGTCACGCTATCAGCATCAAAGGACTGAACGATCCCCGGCATCGATACGCGCAATTGAGACGACATCGATGATTGTAACGTTCGCAGTGTTTCAGCTAATTCTCCCGTGCGGGAGTCTGTTGATACCGTCATGGAAAAACTCCAATAAAAAACCCAGCACTTAGGCTGGGTTTGATGGATTTTATTTGTAGTAGATTTATGCGGCTTCAGTTTTCATTGCATCAATCTTATCTAGCATTTTCTGAACAACAGCTAGAGATGAATTAGCTTCAATATCGGTAACTGTTTCATTTAATTCATAGTCAGCACATTTTCTTTTGGTTTTTTGCTGTTTTAATACCGCACCAAGTTGAATCAATGACATTAATTCATAAGGTTCATTTCTACGTCGAGCGTCTGTTGAAAGGTATTGAACAACACCATCATGTGTTGTAGGAGGACAGCAGGTAAGGAGTCCGCACACCTCATGGTAAAGCCCATAATACGCTCTGGATATAGCACTTCTGTAACCAACCTCACTGCTTAACTCTAAGCATTTATGCGAGGCCATAAGAAAATCCTTTCCTTTTATGCTCATGTATTAAGCACCAGATCCTTACTGTCTCTGCCTCTATACCAGGCCGTAACATTTTTATTAGAAAAACTCTCACTAATTGCGATTTCTGTTGCCGCGGTGATATCCATTTCAGATAAAACATCAACGTCCGTGCAAAGCACGTCACAGACAATAGCAGCATCACCATCGGAGCCAGTGTAATAGTCATGTGATACAGCTATAACACCATGCTTCTCCCCCACAAGAGAGACCATGAGAGTTAACTCTGAAATCTCGCGAGAGTTTAACTGGGTAGCATTAATAAATTTTTCCAGATCTTCTGTTTTTTCTCTGATATCTCGGTTCATTTTTTCCCACTCGCGTTTATCACCGATCATGGAAAGAGCCTTTCTGGCAAAAAATAATGATAGCTCACCGTCGCCATCTGCATAGGCTGCATTTCGTGCGCGAATATATACCGGTAAGCTAACCATCTCTTTTGCCAATCTCACCGCCTCATCACGGTAAAGCTCATACTTACCAGTATGACTCAAATAAGATAAGTAGTTTCTTGCAACGATATCATCTCGATACTTGACTGCTTCTTTAAAGAATTCAATAGCTGCTTCATGTTCACCAGCTGCGCCATAAGCAAGCCCTAAAACCATTAACTTAGTAGGCTCATCTGGAATCGCGTTAGCGTTAGATACAACACGTCGCAAGGTGAAAACATCAAGCGTATTTCGTCCATCTATGCAAGACGTCAGCATATCTAATGTTTCATTAAGCCCTTTTTTAGGAGCTACTGCCATTTTTCAATCCTCATTTATGGGATGAAAAATAGCACCTGAAGGGGTTTTCCACAACCTGTGAATATGCTCACTACTTTTTGCTTTTCAAGGCTCAGCCGACCACTTTCTTGCAATCGAAAGTCCCAATAATTTTAGGTGCATCCATACTGTTTTGTAGGAGTTGGACATTTAGAAATGCCTTACCATCACGCTTGATAAACTGGAAGCCGTACATGTTGCCATCACGGGCAGGCATTAGCCCCATGTCGGTTTTAGTGTTTGCATAATCACCTTGCGATTTGATAAAGGTGATTTTCTGAGAGGTCACTCTTTCGCCGTTAACCCGAATAAAACCATCGTTATCGTTTGCTGCCAAGTGATAACCAGAACACTGGAAAGCGGCATTTGCTGTAGACACACAACCTATCAGAGCAAAAAACAAAATTAACGATTTCAATTTCATTGCATTTACGCCGTTTTATTAAAATTGGAAGATGACCACAAATCTTTAGCCCCACGCGCTTCACACATCATGTCCATATACCACGGGTTGCCGCGCGTATCGCCAGTATAACTAATACCCCTGACGATATACACACCATCGGTGGCGATGCTGGCCGGTGAGTTAACAAGGCCGTTTACGGTCACGTTGCCATTATCGTTTTGATCTTCAAGCCTGCCGCCTGACATCTGAACATCACGGCTGGAAAGTGTCGCGCGATAGACTGATTCCTGATTTAACTGAATAAGCCCATTTAAGCGAATGTTAGGGTTGATCAGGCAGCGAACGTTAACACCCGATCCAATGGTTTGCTGTGGCATGCCAATCAAGCCAGTATTGCTATTCAGCACAATGGCTTCATGCACATACTTATCATTTGGCACCATATCAACTTTGCCATTCACAAACTGCCATGTGGATTTGCATTGCTTGGCGACGTTATCCAAATAATCCCGTGTCATGCCGTACATGGTTTTACCGCGTGGGAATACCGTGGGCGGCATTTCAGGCATGATCCCCTGTGTTATGCCGAACGGGGCAAGGTTGCGCATCAAAAGGTTATTGATATCGGCCACGGTATAACCCGCCGCTACTGTTTGGTTTATGGTGGCGTTAATAAATGCGTTATGACCATCAATAGCCTGAATCAGGATAAAGGTATCCGTGGGACTATCTCTGCCCGTTATCGTGTATCGAATATCACCCGAGAAAATCTCACCGAAGTTAGCCTCTTCTTTTTGCCCGTCTGGCGAGGTTGAACCATCATAACCGGCGATCAATCTTAACTTTGAAAACTCGGTGCCAGTGATCCGGTTCACGGTATTTTGTGAGAGGTTATAAATTTTGAAGATGGCCGCGCGCGGGAATGAAGTGTTGTACCACTCAATATTAAAGGTCACTTTAAAATCAGTGAAATTAATCCCTTTACCTTCGTTATCCAATAGCATCAATTCAAAGTGGCGAATCCAGTTCTTACTCATGAAAACCTCATAAAAAAACCCGCTCGATGGCGGGTTAAGTTGCGTGGATTGATTTAGGTATTCTGCACAAAATATAAATGGCTACCGATGCCAAGGTTGGCTTTTGTCGGGTACTCCTCCCGGCTATCATCACTGAGCACCGCAAACACACCACTAATACCCAAATCAGGATATTGCTCTATCAGGTCAACGCCGACCACCAGCGGCACGCCGCAAAGAAGATCAGCGCCGCCGCTATCCCTCACGTCCATGATCCACCCAGCCGTATCACGGTAGACCAACCGCAAGTTAAGGGCGCGTTCACCAAGTGAGATGTTGAAAAACTGATTGTTGGCCGTTAACGGGATTTCTTGAACGTTCATGTAAAGTTCTCCGTTACCCAATCAAGACCAGATTTCAGCAATGAATTGTTTGCTGGGGTGGGTGCCTTGGTGCCGGTGTTTTGCATAGCCGAGGTGCTTACCCCATCCTGCATGTTCTCTTTGTCGGCCACCGCAACAGATTTGGTTTGAGATATGATGACTTCACGCAGAGTGAGTACGCACATCAACACGTTTTCACTGGTTTTATCTGTCGTCACCTCAATGGCGCGGATCAACATATTGCTGTATTTCCGCTTGCCGGTTATGACGTCGATTGGCTCTCTGCTGGCCTGTAGATCACGGAGTTCTTGATAGACCTCCTCCGGGCTTTTACCCAGACTCAACCCTATCGTTGAGGTATCCACAAAATCAAATAATGAGCCACCACCCGCAAAACCCACCTCCATTGTGACCTCAGCGGCACGTTTATAGGCATGATCATTAACTGCGGCCCCGATTTCGACCGGATGCTCAGTTATCTCCAGCGCGTCCTGATGCTTTTCAGAGATAATCACACTGGGTACCAACACCCCGATCTTTCGCGTTTGCTGCCGGAAGATGGCAGAAAGAATATCCATTCACCCTCCTATCGGGTTGGCGTGTTTAATTGCTGGGTGAGCCTCGCATTCACGCTGGTCTGTCTGCCAGCGATTTCATTACCGACAGCGACGGGGTCGGTTGCGCCATAGATATTGATATTGGTTTCCTGCTGAACGCCACCACCCGGCATATTGCTGCGCACTTTGGGAATGTAGTTGCGGGTTTCCGGTGGCATCAGGTCTAGGCCGTGTTTCTGGACATTGCCGATCCCCCAATTATAAGAAGCCAGCGCCTTATCCAAATCCCCTCCATTCATCTTAAGAAGCATACTGAGATATTTCGCGGCGGCAGCGGCTGACTTTTCAGGGTCAAACACATCGCTACCTTTAAGCCCCATATCTTTCGCTGTAGGGTCCATAAACTGGAATAGCCCTTTAGCACCCGCGCCAGAGACGGCGAATTGATTACCGGCAGACTCCGTTATTGCCACACTGCGCAATAAACCCGCTGGCAGATTATTTAATGCCTCCAGCTTTGTAAGCGTGGGTTGCAGCCAGCCTAAAAGACTTGCGCCTGACGCTGATGCTGTCGGCCTTTTAACTGACTGACCATATTGCACAGGATCTGTCCCGTTATTTTCACCGCGCAACCATCGGCCAACGCTTCTTGGGTCAAAGCCAGTTTTATCTTTAACCCAATCAGCGGCGCTATTCGCACTATCGGTTACCGCTGGCATGGCGTCTGGCTGATCACCACCCTGACTGAGCAACAACTTCCCTATTCTGCCGACTTCACTCCAGTTACCCTCTTTCAATGCATTAATCAGGTCGCCGATCATTGATAACATCTTGCCGAACTCGCCGAATTGCTTCGTTAGGTTCTCGATATCGCCTTTTAGCGTCCAGTTTTTCAGATTAATGTTGAGTAGCCGGGCGATCTCAACGCCAACGCCTTTAATGGAATTCGTTAGCTCATCTATCCCCTTGAGCGCAGCGTTTATCTCTGGTTCCCATTCGCCCCAATCAATCAGGCTATTCCCGCCCTCTTTCCATGTTTTATAGTCGTCGTACAGGGCAAAGAGCGCCGCCCCCAGCGAGAGCACAATGCCCACTGGCGATGTCAGGAACGCTGTATTGAGTAAACGCCATGCCACCAGCAGACCGCCAAACAACATAATGAGTTGCTGCGTTATCGGGTCTAACTTTTTAAACCAGTTGATGACATCACCGACCGCCTGACCGGTGCGCCATAATACGCGCGTGACCGCATCCCCCGCCCAGAGGATGCCCCTGATAACTTTCATCAACACCGCTTCAATTTTCGGCCAGTTATCCAGAAGCTGCTTGCGCAGAGAATCAATATCCCCTGCCAGCCCATCCGCCAGATTTGAACCGATTTTGTCTCGCGCCTGACCGAGCGTCATCGTGAGATCACGCATGGAGGTCATGAAACGGTTAGATTGTTTGGCAGCGATATCAGCATTAAAGCCGATCTTTTTAGCGGTTAACGCATACTCCGCGCTGAACTGCCCCAACCCCTGACGCATTGCCATCAGCGTGTTTTCATCAATACCCAACATCTGCGCGTATTGGTTGGCGCGGTAATACGGCATGCTGCTCAGTTTTGAGCTAAGGCCGGTAAAGATGGCCGATGTATCGCGCATACTGCCGTTCGCGCTACGGGTCTGAATACCCAGCCGATTCAGAAAGCCCTCGGCCCCCGGACTGTTACGGATAAATCGGGCAAGACTTTCGAGTGAGCCTTGCGCTGACGCGGCATCTACCCCCAGTTGCGAGGCGGCATACCCCAGCGCCTTGATACCTGCCACCGATGCGCCGGTTCGCTGGGAGGCGAAATAAACCTTATCCAGCCCGCTAGCTATCTTGGTGGTAAAGCCAACCACGGCCAGCGCGGCCCCTTCGACCACTGCGCCCATTTTAAGCACATTGGCCGTGACGCCTGCGACCACAGCGGAGAATTTCTTCTCCCCTGCCTCGTCCAGTTCAAAGCCAAGACTGACCAGAAAATCCTTAATGGTTTCAGCGTTGCTCATTTATCGGATCTCCATCTGTCTATTTTTGCCTGATTCTCAGCCTCCAGATCGAGGTAGTCATTCAGTAGCGCAATGTCGAGTAAGTCGATATTTCCGCTTTTAATTTCACCCATGGTTGTGAGCTGATGTTTTACCGGGCGCAAGATAAAATCCTCCCCACCCGGCAGCGTATCCAGCATTAAGCCGCTGGCAGATCCACCGCTTCGCTCTCTTGGAGTTCGCGCAAAAAATTTCCCATCGAGTCGCCCACCACCCGACCCACGATTTGCAACATTGCCATCAGATCAATGTCATCAAACATCAGTACACCGCCGCTAAAAACCGGGTTATAGGCGGAGCCATTCTTGCGCGACACCCTCTCTAAACAAGGGTGAATAATGGCGTTACAGTCTTCGTCGCTGATATCGGAAAGCGACTGGGCAATACTGGGTAACGCCGTCTCAATCGTCACCGTGCCGCTTCGCAGGTCTTTGAGAATGCCCGCCAGTAATGGCAGCAACTTACGGGACACTTTCAACTGCGCGAATACGTCGAGTTTCTGCGAGCGGTATTCGATACCTTTAATCGTAAATTCCATTAATTACCCCTTAAAAAGTACCCAGCAGTTGGTCTACTTTGATGCAGTCAAATACCCACGGCACCAGCGCACCATCTTTGGCGTTATTGAAATCTGGCTGTTTTTGGAATGCACAGCCACGCGCGGCAAAGGTGTCACCGCTGGCGGTATTGCGGATAAGAATGATGTTATTGCCCCATGTGGCGCTCGATTGTGCCTGCGCGTTATACATGACCGAGAGTTTGCGATTGGTTGGGCTGGTTTTCAGTAAGTTCACTGTCAATGTCCCGCCCTTGCTCGCGTGCAGGCTGTGCATCCCCTCACCATCCGCGCCAATGGTCATGGTGTTTTTATTCTCGATCATTGAGGTGGTGATCCCCTCTTCGGCGACGGCTGAGCCATAACCCAGATCGAATGAACCGCCCACACCGACAATGGAGGCGGTAATATCCATAAAGCTATAAGTTGACATTTATCAGCTCCTTAGCGGTTAACATTGATGATGACATCGGCGTAGTGAACAGCCCCCGCCAGCTTGATGGCAGACTGCATCACTGGCGCTTTACGCCCTTCGCGGTCAGCCTGCGCCTGATCTGCCACTGGCGGCGCGTAAACGTAGTAGCCCTTGGTCAGAGTGTCGCCGGTTTCCAACACACCGAAACCATCACCACCCCAGACACCCGGTGCTACCAGCCCGTTAGTGACCGACTGATCCAGTGATTTCTCTACATTGGCCAGCAAGCGAGTCACACCCGCGTCTGTCTGTGGAATTTTGGTGGTGCTGGTATACAGCAAGTTATAGAGGTTGTTCTGTACGTAGTTCTGCAACCAATCGAGACCGTGGCGCTCATCAAAGAAATCGCCATTGCACATCACACCTTCCTGAATAATGGCCGTGTCGTTGTCGTAATTGACGAACACATTGCAATTCTTCGCTTTCAGCGCATTGGCTTGTGACTGAGAGAGTGATTCAGCGGTAATGCCCGGCTGCTGCTTAAACTTCAGCGTGATGGTGGTGTTATTGCCGTTAAAATTCACGGTAAAGGCACGACCAAAGATAGAGGCGACGGCGTAAGGGCTGGCGCTGGAATACTGCACCAACGTACGGGCATATTTAGCCGCTTTCAGCTTGCTGGCGATATCGGTATCAATATCCGCATCCAGAACTTTCGTTACCTGTGTGGTATGGCCGTAAATCCGCGATACATCATCGCTCTGGATAAACGAGGCAATACTAATAACCTCCTCATCGGATAATGATGGATCAGCAATAACCAGCCCAAACCAGCGAGTAGACATATCAGCCAACTTACAAACACAGGTCTGAATAGTTTCACTCGCCAGACCTTGAACCGGCAACGCCCCGGCACTCTCAACCAATCCCATCAGTTCAGAAATGTCGGTACCAGTCGCATTAGCGGAGCCGTAGCCGACCGCCGACGTTGCGCCGGTGGTTTTGGAGGTGATGATAAAGCGGGAACCATTCCACTCAACAGTGGCAACAAGCAGAGATTCTTCGACTCTGGCAGCAACGCCGTTAAGGTTCAGTTCGTCGGTCCAGTCAACATCTGCCACCACGGTTTCAACACCATCAACGGTGATTTTCATCGAGCCATCAGAAACAGCGGTAAAGTTAGCCATAAGCTGCTGAGTCGGGTTTAAAATCGCCCCGCGCAACAGTCCGGCTGCATCCTCTTTCACCCAGCGACCAACAAAGGAATCAATCGGTTGTGGCGATTGCTGATAGTACAAATTAGCGGCTTTATACTCAGGCGCGGTCAGACCAAAGTCGGATGCAATGTCTGTCGCACTGGAATAGCTGCGCAGGCGTTCGTGAGCGTCGATAACAGGCGACGGGCCAACCACCAGCAGGGAACCAAAGTTCCGAGCCATAGCAGCACGCACAGCCATATTCACCGTCACATTGACGATGTTAGAAACAGGTAATCCCTGCATGGTTATTCTCCGAAGAATTTTACGGTAGCGGAGGTCAGCGATTTAATGCCGTACTCGCGTATGACTTTGCGGCGTAGCTTGATCGTGATATCGAAACGACGAACCCATTTGTTATTAATGAGTTCAGGGAAAGGATTAATGCGACTGCAACGGGCCAGAGAAAGGCCCATTTTCACCAGTTCGTCATTGTTTTGGCTAATGGTCAGGCCATCACGAAATTGAGTTGCATAGCGCTGGCCGTGAGGACCGTAGAAACTGGCCATACATTCGATCTCTTCGTGCCGCCATAACTCGGTGCTGTTTTCAGTTTGGTTCTCAAAGGCTGGGCTGGCATCATCAGGGATATCGATCACCCCAAAACCACACCAATTGATATCAGCCTCCATAATCGGTGATTGCACGGCTGTCCATCGCGGGCGAACGAGACCATCAGGCAGCCCGGACACGCCCCTCACCCACTGACTGAGTTGCCGCTCCTGCGTCTCATCGTAAGCGGGAGCGCCAGCAATAGGGGTTAGCCAGCCAGCCTCATTACTGCTGTTGTTGCTCAATGGGAACTCCTCCATCGAATGGCAGTAATTCACAGTGCGCCTGCACGAATCCCGCACCGTATGCCGTGTAAGGGTCAACAAACGACACGCGGTAATCACGATTCTGGTAAGTCACAATATCGGCGTCACGCCCGGTCTGCCCTTGGGTCAGTCGCTCAACCGTCACAATAAGAATTGCGCCGCCAATAACATTCCCTGACATCATCCGGCGCGACTCAAGCGAGCGGTCTACGGTAACCACACCTGCAAAACCCTTTTCAGTGACGGTATTGGTGGCGAAGCCGTCAGCATCGACGGTCTGAATGTTCCGTTTGACCACCAGTGACATGTCACAGAAGTCTGGATCAAACAGCACGTCGGTCACATCAAGATTTGGCATATTTGTCCCTCACGATAAAAGTTATTGCCCGTCGATATTGCCCTGAGTCAATGAGTGGCTTATCCCCAGTGCGACCACGCCGCAATCGAGCACTGATAGTGCTGTCAGCTAAAGGAATAAAGCCGGTAATAGTGATATAGCGTTTCACCGCATTACTGGCGATGGTGCCCGCCTGCTCTAGCGCCCGATCTGCTGCGGCCTGATTACCTGCCAAAACCGCCTGCGCCGCCTGTTTTAGCTTTTGTGTGGTTTCATCCTGTACCGACCTGACGCCCGGCTGTAAGTGGGGGCGCGGGGGGATGTTTTGCGCCGGTGAACCATACTCGTTGATATAACCGATCCCCGCGTTACCGAAAGGGATGTCCTCCCGCTCGCTTTTCTCCTCAGGAATACCAATCAACACATCTTTCCTGCCGATGGCCTTAAGCGCCGCCAACACATCATTTGCTTTATCTACCCGAACCTTTAAGCCGCTTTTCATAGCTGGCGACCACCCGCGCCGAACATCGTCACCAGTTGGTAAAACTCTGCCCCGTAGCGGGTGAAGTTCCAGAATGCCGCATCAGGGTTGAGCGTGGCGCTGTTGTCATAGCTAACGGAAACTTTATCGACACTCTTTGATGAGGCAACACCATTGGTGGAGCCACTACCGCCACCCATCGCAGCAGACTGCACATCTTTGGCCTGTAACGTGATGTAGTGAGCAACGAATAACTCAACCAGATAGGGAAACATGTCATCCAGTAGATGTTCGCTTAGTAGATTGTCGGCAAGATTGAGGCGGAATTGAATGGCGGATTCGGGGTATTTATTCACATCAGCAAACTGGGGGAGATCGGCTCTAAACTTTTCCACCGTTGGTAGATTTCGATTCTTTGGCACTTGCTTTCCCCTTATTCAGCTCATCAATCTGGTTCTGCAGGTCAACAATGTTGGCGTTGCGCGAGTCCATTTCATCGGCTTGCTCATTCAGTCGCTTTTGTAGGTCAGCGATAGTTGCATTGCACGAATGGTTTTCTTCGACCTGCTCACTCAATTCCTTCTGCAAGTCATAAATAGCGCTAACACGTTCTACCGCCACTCGCTCCAGCTCATCAATCCGCCCCTGCATCTCACTCATGGACGCTTGCAGATCGGTATTGCTTTGCTCTGTTTCGCCGTCAATAACTTCGGCATGTGCCAGAGTGAACCAATGCTCGGCAACTTCTTTCGTGACCTTATGAGTGCCGACCAGAAAACCGATATCCGGCTGGCCGGCCAGCGACAATTTAAACGGGGTGTGTACTACAATTTTCATCATTTCACCTTACTGGCCTCCTGCGAGGCCATCAGAGTTATTAAATGCCGTCGAAGTAAGCCAGTGATTCAATGTATGGGGCTTCAACCACACCCAGCTTCCCGTAATAGGTCACCAACTGCCACAACCCACGATACTGGATCGGGATGCTGGTCAGCGGCACCAATGGGAAACGCACATATTTACGGTCATTGGTGTAGGCCACCATGCGATCTTTACCCGCAATACCTGCACCTTTCAGCCATTTCACCGCGCGGATATTCAGAGGAATACCGTTCTGGTGGAAAGCGATAGTGTTAGTGGTCAGGTAGGTCAGTAAAGATTGGTTACCCGCATCAGACACAATAACCTGCGCCAGATAAGCGTACTGCTCAGGAGGTAACAGCAGATCTTTCGGTACCACGGTATAGCCAGATGCAGCCCATGCATCGGAAAGTACCTTGTTAATGGAATCGCGAATTTCCGCAACGGTCGAGGTCAACCACGATTTCACCGCATTACCAATCGCCACACCGGTGTAGTTAGCCAGACCTTTTACGCCGAGATCGGTATCGCCGCGATAGACCTGTTCATCGGCATCCATGTGCCATTTCAACACCATGCCGTCATATTTCTGCGTATCGATTGGGCGGCCCACTTGTTGCGCTGCGGCTAACTCAATTACTGTCCAGCCCAGTTCCATACCCCACAACGTTAGCGGGAAGCCCTTTTTATCGATATCCAAGTTAATGCCTGCCAGTGCTGTCGATTCCTGACTAACCCAGTTTTTACCCTTTGGATTAGCACCGGTACCGGCTGCGGCAAAGCCAGTTTTAGTGAATGAGCTGATCTCATCGGCAATATTCACATCTTCACGGAATTGAATATCGCGGGTGTAAGTCGTTCCCACCAACGGCAGGTTAATCTCTGGATCTAATCGCTCCAGCTCCCCAATGAGGAATGCGCCGCTGGCATCAATGGTGCGCTGGCTGTCGTAAGTGATCATAATGATTGTTCCTTAAATCTTGTAAGAGATTTCAGTGTTACCAGCGGCATCACCGGCACCCGTGAAATAAGCGTTAGGCAGCACCACGGTAGCGTCAGCAATCGCGGCGGCCAGAACAGAACCTAACGGGCTAGCGTCGGTAGCATCAGCGATACGGATATAGACCGGCGCACCCTTAGCAACACCTGCCGCCGTAGCCCCGATATTGACCGACAGGTAACCGCGCTTGAGCGCATCACCGGCGAAGTTGTTGCTGGTACCGATTTGGCGCACTTTGTCTGGCGTTGAAGTGGTGGGGAATGGTCGAACAAAGATGCCAACGATTTTGTCAGCGGTGTCGTCCTCTTCCAGTGGTACAAAGAAATTGCCGATGAACTTACCGGCCAGACCGTACTGGCTGAATGGGTTGGCCGTATTAATCAGTACCGGCTCAATCGTCAGATCCTGAGGGCGCGACACTGCCCCGGCAATGCCCGCAGGCATCCGGAATAAATATGCTGTCATGAATTAGTTTCCTTTTTTAGCCCAGAACGCGGCGTTCTGTTTATTGAGGTCGGCGGCGGTAGGTCGGCGATTTGGAGAAGCAGAATCAGTGGTTCGGTGGTTCAACTGAATGTTATTGCGGCCTTTGGCGATCTCGCTGGCCGCAATGAATGCCGCATCAAGGGAGAGTTTCGGCATCTTGGCAAAGTCTGGCTTGTCGCCAACAATACCTTTTAGCAATCTCTCACCCTCGGTGGTTTTAAACGCCGCATCCAGTACGGTTCGTTTAAAGGACGCCAGCTTTCCACCCTCGGGTAATTTAATGCCGGGTACAATCCATTCAGCGCGGGAAACCACATCCTGATGATAAGCTGCATCACTGGTAATACGTCGCCCCTCTTCCTCTTCATCGGGATCGGCGTCGGTAGTGGAACCCAATTTCTCCAGAATCGCGGCTAAGGTCGTCTCCATAGCAGCAACACGGCTTTCGATGTCACCACTATCGTTAGTCGCGATGGCATCTAGTTCAGGCTCCTGTTTCGGTAACGGCTGTTGCGGATTAATGGTGATATTGATGGCCTTTGGCAATTCGCCAGTACCTTCATCACTGGTTAACTCTGATGGGACGCTTTCCATGGCTTCCTCCATCGCGGCGGCATCTTTGGTTTTGATTGCTCGGCGTAGCTTTGCGAGCCAAGTGTTATTCGTTGTCATACGTTTACTATCTCCAATTGAACAGCGTTTCCCTGCGCGGCCCGTGGGAACGAGAGCGACATGGTTAGCTATGATGTCGTACTGACGGGCTTTGCCTCTGGCGGTCTGCTGATATTCGGCATCGTAGCCAGCCGAAATTTGATCAACACCATCCTCAAGAATCACCTTTATGGCTTCGGCTTTCTTGACCACGATGTCGGCGATCATGAGATCTGATTGGTCACCTGTACCCCGCCTGACGTTTTGAATGTGTCCAGCGGCGTAGCGGCCCCAGTTATCAGGTGTTACATCTTCGATGGGGTGAGATACTGTGAACGTCATTCCCTCAAAGCTGGCGAGCGTTTCAGGGCGAAAGACCTCATCCTCCGTCCTTTCCACTAAAATCTCACCATCACTATCAGGCTCGATATCATCCAGTTCTTCGCCACCGTAAAGCTGCACCCCTGTTCGGCCTATGGGGACGTCTTTGCACAATAGGCCACCGTCGCTCATGGTGAAGCGCGTCTCCCCTAGGCGGGAGTTATAGAAATATTGCATGGGTTATCTTTCCGGAATGATGACTTCGCAGTAACAACGACAGTTAGGTAATGCGCCCGCATGGCCCGTCATACCGTCAAGGGTCGGCGGGTTATCCCAGCGAACAAACTTACCCTCCATTTTCTGATGTGAGTGGCGAACGTCGCTATCTTCGGCGGTGCGCCAGATATAGCCACTGGAGCCGATAGAGAGCGAGCGGGCCTGAGTGAGTGCCGTTGATGCCCGCCCTATTTCTGTACGGGCGATCATGTTGGCGCGGGATATTGCCACATCACCAGATTTGGCTATTTCTTTAGCAAATGGCCCGGCACGCCCGCCGGTGATTACCGCCTCTATTGCCTGATTATGGATATCCTGCACCCGGTCTGCCGCCTGTAAGGGCAGCGACTTGATGAGTTTTATCTGTTCTTCAACGATGTTACGGGCTACCTGCCCCACAGCGGTGTTTTCCACTATCTGGCGTAACCCAACGGATATTTCCTGCGAGTTATTGCGCCACATCGCCACGTCTTTTGCGTTAATGGCATCAAACATCTTACTGGCGGTGGTTCTGGCCCAGCCATCAATCAGGTCTGAATAGCGGTTCAGGCTATCCATAACGTGATAGACGGAATCATTAGAACCATCGTAAGTACCATTTACGATGTCGCCGACCATTCGCGCTATCTTGCGTAGCTGCGTTTGATACTGGATTTCCGCGCGCCGTGATTTCAAGCGGGTTGAGATCTGCGTTTTCGCCGAGGTTCGGCGGGTCGATGTCTTTCGCACTCTCTATATCCTCATCGCTGATACTGGAGCCGATACCGGTGACGCCTGCTTTGTCCCTCAGTTCAGTCATTGCTCCCTGTAGCGTCAGCAAGCCTGATTCCATTGCAGCATTAATCGTACTGACCGTTTTTTCCGCGACGACAGCCCGATCAGATTCCGACATCTGCCACAGGGGGGTGAAGTCAAAAGAGAAGTCCTCTGGCAGTGGCGAACTAAACTCGGAGTAGTGGATCACTTCGAATAATCGGCGCAGCGGACGACGCAAACGGCGCTCTTGTTGAGTACCGATATTGTCGTAGTAGTTAGCCAGATCAGCATCACCGGTTGAGAACCCCGCAGGCGACTGACCAAACAAACGCACCAGCGGGATACCGATGGCACCGGCTATCTGCTGGGCAAACTGCGCCATCACATCAGACAGTCCACCGAATGCATAACTGTGTGTTTCAAACGTATCGGTCGCATCCATTAGAGTGAGACCTTCGGTGCTTTGAAATTGCCGGATCATATCCATGCTTTTCATCAGCCCATCAAATGCCTTGCCCCCCATCGCGACCAGCTCACGAAATTTATTGATTTTATAGGTGCGTAAATGCGCCTTAAAAATCAACTGTGCCGCGCCGGTAGAGGTGCTATCAAACGCTAGCAATCGGTCAAACAGTCGCTCTATAACCGACATGCCCCATTCGTTTTCTGTCCGCTTCTGCTGATACGGGAGACCAACGCCATCAAGGCGGATCACCCGGCTGTGATGTATTTTCATGCTCGGAATGCCGCCGCCGGTGGTCACTACCTGATAATACTTAGGCATGCCGAGATCCGGCCCCATCTCGGTCACTCTTTGGCTGATTGTCGGGTTGACCATCCAGCGGTCGAGGACTAACACCCCTTTAAAAGCATCTTTGCCGATGGTTTCTACCCGCAAAGGTGTTTCAGGTGCTTGCCCGTCAATCATGATGAAGCCAATTGCACCACCGTACAGCCGTGACCATTTGATGGTGTCGTTGATTGCATCCCAGAGGGATAACTCTTCCCAGCGCCCCTCTATCCGCATCTTGGCATCCGGTGCCATCTTGGAAGTGATGTTAATCCCCTTGCGGGTCATATCATCCGCGATGGTGTCTACCGCCGCGCCCACCAGCCAAGACGAACGGTAAGCGTTTTCTATCAACTGACGGTTGCGGGAGGTCCAATTCGGTTGGTAGCTATAATCCGCGCTTTGGTTCTCAGTTCGCAGTCCATATCGAGCGGTGAGGTTTTGATAGCTATCGGTGGTTCTTTGAGGTGATGACGCCTTACCTACTTTACGTTTTCTCGACATTACGCCCCCCCGAGCCGTAGCCAGATATCCAGCGCATTATCCATTGGTGCATATAAAATCATTGCAGAATCCGCCAGGTTGGGTGACTTGGTGCCGTCAGGTTTTTTATCCACCACAATTTTCCCTACGCCATTGACTGAGTAGGTAGGTTGCGATAATTCAGAAGTTAATTTGGTTAGGTTTTTGAGGTCTTTCGGGATGGAGATAATCTCATCGGGATCGAACTCCATATTCTCTTTAACTGCCCGATAAGTTTTCTGAAACCGGGTGCGCAGACTCCACCAGCCTTGCGCCTTGGCATTCGCAAAGAAATCCTTGTTAAGCCTCCCTTGCTGTCCATTATCGCCCGGTATCGCCTCATCATCAGGGTCGGTTACGCCACCACTGCCACGGAATGGCGTGGCGACAATATGCCGCCTGCGTTGTTCTTCGCGTTGCTCGTTGATAACCCGAGCATCACCACGCGCACCCGCGCCCAGCCCATCGGTATCAAAACGGAAGGTTTCGAGGTTTTGTGCATCGCAAATATCAAAGGCTTTCTGCACGGTACCGAAAATATCATCGCCTTTGCCTGACCACTCTTCGATGCTTTCGAGTAAGAAGCCATGACGACCAGCAAAGGCATTGGTGTCCTTGCCCTCATCGGCGATATCAAGAGCGCCTAAGCGCTGGCCAGTTGGCGCAATACCCAATATCTCATGCGCGTTGATTGCCGCCTGCACCCATGCGGACGGAATCAATACGCCCTCAACCGAGGCGCTATAGTTGATATCAATTTCCTGCGCCACGGTCACGGGGTCTAGGTTCTCAACCTGCTTTTGATACCAAGCATCATCTTTGCGCGGGTCGTCGCGCCAGTGAAAGGTGAATACTTTAATCTTGCCACTGTGCCGCCGTTCAGCGAATGAGTTAGCCATGCCGTTTGGCGTTGATACATCCTGCCGACAGTTGGTCGTCGCAGACAGGGACGCATCGACCAGATAAGGGCGCTCCAAGAACGCGGATTCATCAACTATGTAAAAGCTGGTTCGGTCACCGCGCCCTATCCCGTCGCCAGCCTCCCCTGTCATGGCTGATTCAGTTTCTGGGAATAAGATACGCATGTGTGGCGCGTGCTGCTTTAGGCTCCAGCCACCGCGAAACTCAGTGGGCAGCAGAGAGATGAAATTACGGGCTTTATCGAACAGCGATTTAGGCGAGCCGATTTTATCAACATACTCCTCTTTGCGAGAACCGAACCCGGCAAACACGCCACGGTTAAACAGGCAAAGCGAGGAGGCCATACCAACCGTTAACCAAGACATACCCATATCGCGGGTTTTCTCGGTGATGCCCGGTTCAGCATTACGCCAGCGCTCGACAAACCACTCGATCCACTCTTCCTGTTTTGGGAATAAGAGGAACGGGATACGGGCAGGCAACCCACGCTCAACGTTGCGCGGGTCAACTGTCATACCCCAGTCGATAATGAACTGAGCGGGATTATCTTTGTAGAACGCTTTCATAACCGGCAGTAATTCAGGCTGCTGACGAATGCGCTGCAATCGCTCCATTCGCCACTCAAAAACCTGCATGTAATCCGGGTTTTTGAAGTCAAAAGGGAACGGAATAGGCATGTTGGGTTTTGCTCGATAAATGTGTGAATTTTGGGGCTTTTTAACATAATGACCGTTACGCGCCCCGAGCGAACACTGTTCATCGCACAAGCAGCGTGAGAGGCTTATTTGTCAGGGTTAAGGTGTCAGAGTGTTAGATAATTGAGTGCATAAATCATGCATAAAATACCCTATATTATGCATAGAGAATTTATCAATCTAACGGGCTATTTCTGGATGTTTACCAAAATCAGCCCATCATTTTACGGTAGGCTTCGGCGGCTTCGTCTGGGGTCATATTTACCGTCTCAGTTTTAACCGGACCACCATCAGGGCCGCTAATCTCTGTTTTGTTTTTTAGCATACCCAAATGCTGAGCAACCATCTTTAAAGCCTCATCCTGATTACGGGTAATGGCCTCAATACCAAACTTACCCTCTTTCACTCCAGAGAACAGGCGACGAGCCGCACCGCGCAGATCCCGTGTATCGTGAAAGTGAGTGCGCCCAACCCCCTCACCATTACAGCGAGGGCAATCAGGGTTAGGATCTAGCGTGGCATCAAAACCGTAACCGCCAACGTCTAAGGGTTCTCGCTTTTTGCTCTCCACCGCTTTCAATCGGGCTTCTTCAAACTCAACAGCATCGCGCCACTGATATTGATAACCAAATCCCCAGCAATGTCGGCAACACAAGCGGCGTAGCTCAGTAATTTGGCTGGCATCGGCTGTGGCAATATCCCACCACCATTTCAGTACAGCATCTTGGGTTATTCGGGTGCGCCTTTCCCTAGCGTCCAATGCGTCGCGAATGGCCCGGCTAACCTTAGCATTCCTGTACATGCGTGAAGCGTTCACGTAAGCCGTGTTGCCCTCTCCTTTCCCCCCAGACCTTTTATATGCTGCCGTGCTATTCAGGTCGATCAGGTATTCACTCACGAAACGAGCCTGCATATCATTAAGCCCGTATTCCTCAAGGTTTAATGCGAACTCCAGTTCGTCGCTTCCATCTGCTAGATATTCTGAATCTATTTCACTTTCAACGTGAACCGCTGGTTTTCTATGTTTGGTTCGCGGGTTCTTGTTTTGGTTCGCACTAATCGTCTGCGAACCTACATTGCGAACCTGCTCATGCTCGGGCCATTCCTTAGCCTTTGCCCTCTTTCTAACAGCGGTATCACTTATACCGTATTTCTTGGCAAGCTCTCTGATGGAAAGAGCGCCGGAACGGTAGTCACGCTCTATGCCTCTCCAGTCAGTGTCTTTTGCCATGATGATCCCTTAGTGTCATTACGCAGTAACCTTGTTAGGTTGCTCTGTGATGATATTTAGGCGTAAAAAAACCACCCGAAGGTGGTTAGGTGATAATTCACTTAAAACTTCAAAGCGTCTTGGATTGCATCTGCTAACTCTTTTATTTCTTTACCTGCGTCCTTGATATCTTTTCCTGTGAGAGATCCTGCTGCTGCATTACTTGCACCCAATCTTACTTTTACCAACTCTACAGCCACGTTAACCGCAACAAGTCTTCTTTGTCTGGCGTCCGTGGGGCAGTTATCGTGGTCATAATAGTTTCTAAGCATTGCAATCTCCTTTTGATAAATAGAACTAATAAATTAGCAGTTGGAATCATTAACGCTAGTTTTATAGCGGGTATTATTGATAACTCTCAACAAATCCCCTTAATCAGGTTCTCACAATACCGACATTCGTTATCGTCAGCTTACGGATGCGGCGGGTAGCCTCGCGAGAAATGGCGCTTAGATTTTTGGGAGTGGCTTTCACCTTTGCGTATTTGCGCAATAGGCTATCAGTTACCTCGTTAATCTGTTTCTCCGTGGGAGGGATAATGCTTACCTGTAACTTATGCATCTGCTGTTCCTTATTTCAGGGTTAAGTTTTACTCCCGACTCTCTGCCGCCAGTTGATAACCTCATCAAGCCGGCCTTTGCAGATACGCAGCTCTCGCTTTAACTCCATCGCGTACAACCCGCCATCCCCCCATGTAATGCCGGTGAATTCTGGAATTTCACAGGGGGTAAGCGCTGACTCTGGGGGCAATAGTAATGCGGGTTCGGTAACAGGCGGTTTAACGGGCTTATTCCCGCATGACGCTAATGACATCACCAGACATAGGCTTGATAGAGCAATCATCACTCGCCGCTGCGGCCTTAAACCGCTTAAGCCGGTCTTCACTTTCATTGCGTAGTCTCCTTTCATTCTCTAGCTGGCGGGTTGTGGCTGCTCGGTTGGCAGCTTCATTTGTCTGGTATGCATCAATGATGTTTCCCAGTGCCGTGTTTGTGGCTTGCTCATCACTCAGCGCTTTTCCCGCTTTTTGGATATCATTTGAGAGGCGGTGGCTGTTAAAGAATAGAGCCGACACAGCGACCACTAGCACAGAAATGACTATTCCAATGGCCTTATTCATCTAACCCCCAGCAGGTCAGCTCGCTTTCCTGTGCACGGCGTTCTATCTGCCCGTAACAGTTATTTGAGCGAATATTGCAGTCCTTACCGCCGTCATGTACCCAGCGTTTGATTTCAACGCAGGCACCTTTGCGATCACCAGAATTGAGCTTTTGATAGAACGTGGAAGTGAAACATTTGCTCGGTCCGATGTTGTAGGGACAGAAAGAAGCGATACCAACAATCTGGGGTTCAGTAAGCGGCACCCGGATATTTTTCTTTACCCAGCTTATGGCCTTGTCAGCCTCCAACTTATTCACCGCAGCGCATTTCTCCGCTGATAGCTTCATGCCTTTCACTACCGGTTTGCCATCGACTTGAGTTGCACCACGGCAAATAGTCCAGATCCCCTTTCCATCAGGGTAAGCCGTCAATCGGTTACCTTCTTTCTCATCCAGAAACTGACTGAGAATGACTGATGCTGGTGCGCCCGCCATAACTAGACCAAGAACAGCAGCGCTGAGTTTGGTTTTTGTCGAGGCCATCACTCACCATCCGGCTTATAACCGTGGCGACGATCCCAAAACTTGATGCCAGCATTAAGCATGAATGTCAGGGCCATAAAGAATAACGAACCAAGAACGCCGATAACCGTCCACTCATCAGGGGTGAATCCGGCGATCAGCTCTTTAACCCAAAAAATAAAACTACCACCTGACACTAGGTAGGAAGCATTAGAAGCTATATTGCTCATTTTCATGGTCTCCCCCTCCCGAATGGGTTGGGCGTGAAGCGGAAAGGAAATACGCCACAATCACATGATAATCATACATATTGCAGACTATCTGGGCGCAAAAACGACAAAACCCCGCAAAAAGCGAGGTTTTTTTGAATTGTGTAAGCTACGTGACTAAGTAACTACCCTTATCACAATACAAACATTTTTGCGTACGCGTTATATATTTTGTATTATTTTTAAACTTTAGAGACCCTAACTACTTAGTAGGCTTATAATAAGGAAGTGTGATGAATTTTGCAGATAGCAAACAAGATAATTTATCTAAGAAATGTTTGGTTCGTGCTTTCAAAGTGAATCAAGATGTTAAAAAAAATCTTTTAAAAGATGTCAATGAAAGTAAAAATTTTGTTTCGGGCAAAATAATCATAATTTCAGCTGAAAAGCACATTAAAATAAGAGACCTCATTAAACACGCTGACAGAACCTACGTTCACTTTTCAGTTTATAATCCCAAAGAGAAAGTATCTATATCCCCAGTTGCCATTGCTGACAAAGACTTAATTGATGTTGAGAACTACGATAATGTTCATATGTTCCTCTCAATCAAAGGGAATAGTATAATTGCAATATTTCAAATATCCACAAACTGGCCTGAAAACAAGCTAAAGCTTGTATTTGAGAAGTTTGGAATACAAATAACCCCAACAGCAATTATTAGAAACAGCATCATTGAAACAATAAAAAAAGAAGGATTTAAGTCCTTACATGTTGAAGTTTCAGTTCACGAAACAGACTTTAATAAAAAACCTTCATTCATAAAATCACTTATTAAAACAGAGCCAAAACTGAAAGAACAAGGAATATCTGGACATTTGGAAATTAATCACCGAGGTAACTCAGCCCTTGCTCATTCAATAGAAAATAGCCCAGCAAAATGGGTTGAAGAATTAGATAATGAGTTTTATATAGAAACAAAAAAGGGAACAAGGATCACTGGTGACGACTTAAAACTAACAAAGCCATACTTTACAGTACCCTACGGGTCTAAAACTATTTCATCAAAATATGCCAAAGAAATAATAGATAGCTTTATCGACAATGAGTTATAATAGAAGAAAGAAAAAGGAGTCTCAACATGAATAACAATTACAATACTAAGAGCATCATAGTGACTATTGTAAATGTTGGGATTTCTGCTTTGTTCTCATTTTGTCTTACTCAAAGCCTAACTAACAACAGTGACGCACTTAATCTAGTAGCAAATGTCTTTTCAATTCTAACTGGTTTTTTATTGTTAGTTATAACCATGTCTAGCGATAACGCATCAATTCTTGACAAACTTACTGACACACAAAAAGCGCATCAAGAAACACGATTCGATATGCGGTTCAATAAATATTATTTGCTATTCCTTATTTACCTTACAGTTCTTGGCCTGATATTTATTCATTATTTAATATCTAAGGATACGAAAAATACAAGCGCCCCTTTTTTGTTTATTAAAAGTTCAATTGCTTATTTAATTACCTTTCTGACATCTTTATCGTTTATTCAGTCATTATTTATCCCCTTAAAAATAAAAGAGCTCTTCAAGGAAAAAAGAGCCCTAACTTCTGAAGAAAAAAAATACTAAATTAGTCCATTATTAAATTTCATGCCTAACATACACAAGACACCAGAGACGAACCCTTGCGCCGTCTGCATCTCTTTCCTGATTGTCCCATCCGAGCATTTACGCCTTTTGGCTATCATGCGCAGTGAAACACCAAGAATATAGTGCAAAATCACCAGCTCATACTCTTCCGGTTTATACTTTTTCAGCCGCGCCACACAGCCATCAATCATAATGCCGTCATCGTCACAACACTGAGGCCGCGATTTATTGGTGTTTGGTAAGAGGCTTTTGAACCCAGCGGCGATAGGCTGCCAATCTATCTGACTGTTATCACTAGCAGCCCAAGCTCCCCAAAGCTCTAAAAGATATTGAATATCAGGTATTGGCTTTTGATGTTGCTGCATTGAGTTATTTTTTACTTGGTTCATATCTTGCCTTCCTTTCTCAATGCCGCCTGTGTCCGCATAACGCCCTCGGCGTGATATAGGCGTGCAGTGTCGCCATCAATTAAACGGGTGCGTCGGTCGCATTCGTCATGACATGCACAGCATCCCCATGCGGCCTGTTCGTCAGAGGGTTTAATTCCGGTGCCGCAGGTTCCTGCCAGCCGGTAATGAGTGAGTACCACCGTTTCATTGTTGCCATTGCATACACCCGGAATACGGATCTGGCACTCACGACCCCTCGCCTCTTTGCGTAAATTAGCCATGATGACCCCTAAGCTGCGTAGCTCATTAATTGACTGGCGGCGTTCTCCGCCTCGGATGGATGACTGAATGATTTACTGAGAATAAAAGTCCAGAGCACATTCAGTGTTGATTTGTATAAATCGTTGAATTCCAGCTCGTCCATTTTCGCGAATGAAATAGAGCGAGGTTCACGCAGCGTTGAGCCATCCGGCAATTCGAACAGGTCATAATGTCCAGACTCGACAGTCACCCAGCGGCGAAAAGCATGGAATGATTTTGCGGTAGATAGATTCGCCGCTCGTTTACCGGCCACCAGCGCCAGATAATCGTCAGCTATCTCATGAAGTACGCCCTCATTCCCAACATAGGAAATAAGCTGGCTTACATAACCACGCAGGAATTTTAGCTCGAATGGAGATATCGCCCCGCCCTTTGGCTCCCAATATTCAAAGCCAAGATTGAGCAACGAGAAGAATTTACGATGAAACGGTGCATTACGCACACGTTTAAATTCACCAGTGACAATAGTCCCCAGCTTGGTGTTTTTGACAAAATCCTCAGCATCCGGCGTGGCCGGTACTAAGATCCCACCTGTTGATTTAGTAAAACTATACTGTGCCATTTCCGCCCCCGGATGTATGGCACAGCAGCACGATATTTAGGTTGCCAGTTGTTCAGGCTGGCAATAATTATTATATCAGATTCTAACCGTTAGCTAATTACTTTGTGATTAAACTGCCGCCAATTTATACGGAGACGGCTTACATTCGGCAATAAGTTTTTCAATATCATACTCGGTGATATCACCTAATGTCGCGAGTAAATATTCATTACCAGAATCTGCTATATATATTAGAACGTCATATTTTTGCTCAATTGGCTGATAAACAGGCGCTACAGCATCTTTAGCATAAAATTTTGCTATCGGCTGTTTTTTATTTGGTAATTTTATTTCGCCTCTATAAAACTCCCAATCAAAAACTTCGCCATGCCTTTCACCACCTACAACTAAATAATCATAACTAGGCATTTGATATCTCCATAAATGATTTAGTATTTGTGACATGTCACATCACTATATAGTTAATTTAGTCTCATGCCAGCCCGCGTGCTGCCAGCACTCCGAATCACCAATAAGCAAGCAACCATTCGGATCACCCGGCAGAGCGTCACCGCACTTGCCACACCTGCGCCCGGTTTGCTCTTTGAGCTGCGCCTGTAACTCTACATTATCTTTCTGGATCAACATGGTTATATATTCGTCCATATCATATGGATCACGCTGTGGCCGACGCAGGGCGCAATTCTGACGCAGCATATCGACCTCTTGGCTATCGAGTTTTAGCTCAAACTTAACGATACCATCGGCAGCTTGCCGCATCCGTTGTGCCTGCTTACGTTCTATCGCTGACTTAGCCATTATCACCGTCCGCTAGCTTGGCTGCTGCATTATATTTCCTCTGCCACTCCAAACACTCCCGCTCATAATGCTTCGCTGTGCGCCGGTTCTTATTGGCTGAGGCCACCAGCTCCGCTATGCGATCAGCGATGCTGTTAAGCACCTCGCTTTCACGGGGTTCCACTCTTTCCGCTGCTGAACGAATTGCAGCAATCATGCCATCGGTTGATATATTCATTTGGTCTCGCCTCTGTGGTCTCTACGGTCGCGCCAGTAATTTAAGCGCTCTTTAAAAAACTCCCGGTAATGCACCGGCACCCGTTCAATCGCTTCAAGTACCTGAGCGCGGTTGGTCCTGCGCTCGTATAGGTTTTTGATTAAGCCGCTGGCTCTCAGATCAAGATTCTGTTTGTCCTGATATTCCTGAGGCCAGAGGCAAATGTTGTACGGGAGTCCGGGCGGGAGATAATCTGATTGCCCGGACATGGTATTAACTCCCCATGCCGACAGTGCTCATCAGTTGATTTATTCGGGATACTCGCAAACAGTACGCCAGCTCCTTTTCATCAAATGGCATTCTGGCGGGCTTGGTCCGGGGTTCGCTTTTACTGCGTTTAACTTGCGTGTCAGAAAATCGGAAAAAATCCTCTGAGATACTGTTGAGGGTGTATTGGGTCTTTCGACCATTACGGCGGGGAATATCTGCGTGGGGTGAGCGCACCATGCCTTGTACGCGGTAACGCAGCACGCTAATCGGCATTTCAGCATGAGGGAATTTTAAGGCTATAGCCTCGATTATCTGTCCATAGTTCATGCTTTGGCCGAGCATAATCTCTGCCAGTTCGCGGGTCGTTAGTTCACGTTTTTTCATGGTCTTGCCTCTTTGGGTTGGTTCAAGCGCTGGTCAGGCGCGGTTAAAATTTAGATGTTGAATAGCTCTTTTCTTTGGCCGGTGGCCTTGATGCCTCTTTAGCTATTCGGCTAGCTTCCTTCGCCACCAGTTGATCCACCGGCAGAAAGTGGCCGTTTTTAAACTCCTGATAAACAGTGCCGGGTTCGCCAAATCGGTTTTTGGTTACGATGGCCTCGGCAAATCTTGCTGCCGGACTATCAGCGTTATAAACCGCCTCTCGATACAGCATGATGATGCTATCGGCGTCCTGTTCAATTGAACCTGAGTCCCTGAGATCGGAACTGATTGGCCTGCGGCTGCCCGGTGGCCGCTCATCCACTTTTCGCGATAACTGGCTAAGGGCAAAAACGGGGGTGTTTATCCGGCCAGCCAGTGTTTTTAACCCGCGTGAAATGATGCCGATCGACAGGTCATTACGCTCCGCTTTTGGCTTAGTAATCAGACCAAGATAGTCAACCATCACCATTCTCAGTTTGGGGAACCGACGTTTGTGCGTTTCCGCTATGGCCCGTATCTGATCGATGGTCAGTTCGCTGGCATCAACGATCCAAATATCACGGCCATTTAATGCCTGTAGCGCGGAGTTAATACGCGCCCAGTCTTCATCACATAGCGTTTTAGGGTCGCGTAATTTGGACACTGGCAAGTTACCGGCCCCGGCAACGGAACGCTCCACCATCTGCAAGGATGCCATTTCCATACTGAATATCAGCGCACCGCCGCCATTGCATGTGGCCCCCTCAACAATCTTCAACGCAAACTCAGTCTTACCCATCCCCGGACGCCCGGCGATAACCACCAAGTCCTGCGGGTTAAAGCCGCCTGTGATTGCATCCAGCTCGACAATGCCACTTTGCAGGTTCATTGACTCAACCTCGCCATTCATGCGCTTATCGAGCATATCCATGTAGTTGGGCAATAGGTCATTCAGATGCACGGGGATGATGCCGCCACTGTCTGCCGTCATATCGATCAGTTGCGTTACCGCGCCCTGAATCACCTGATCACGCTGTTCCTGATTGTTCGCCCCTCGGATGCCGTCAGCCGCAGTCTGAAATAGCGCGGTCATGGTGCGGCTGTACCACGTCTTACGGGCATGGGCTGCATACCCTTTCAGGTTCGCCACGTTACCCGGCATACGGACTATCTCAGAGAGCGTGGCTAGACTGCTGCCCCCCAGCGCCTCACTGACGAACAGGACATCGATCAATCCCTTGGTCAGCGCCTGTTTTCTAATTTCCGCATAGGCAGAACGATAAATCCTGATGCTGAATGCTTCTTCTGGCAGTGTGGCAATCACTTCCAGCGCATCAGGCGTAGAGCCGCCGTACAGCAGTCCGGATAGAATGGCGGCTTCTAACTCTTGAGGTTTCATAGCGCACCATCGCGGGTTTTTCTCAACACGTCCGGCTTCATCAAATAATCAAAATTGGCGCGCCAATGCGTACCATCATCACCACCAAAATAAAATACCGGTGCTTGTTCGCGGAACGCCTCGAAGTAGCCCTGAAACGCTTCAAGGTCTTTGGTTTTGAGGTATTGGAGTAAATCGCGGATAGCGTGCTTACGGTCCTGATCGATTTCAGCCGGTGGCAAAACATCGCTGAACACACGGTTGTACGCGGCAACGACCGCATCGCAATCAATCCGCCCTGCGGAATCAGACCATGCACGGGCATCGGCCAGATAACCATCGAACCGGTTAACGCGGCAGATGTTCGCAGGTTTGGCATACTTGCCGTTGCGGGGTTTCCATGTGCTGACCACCCAGTGGGTCACCAACTGCAAATCAGCCAGCGCATAGGCTTTCCGTGACTTGGTTGGCGTCAGCAGGGTTTCGAAGGGTCCGGGATCTTCACATCGGGTGTGAGTGAGTTCGTTGTAATACGCCAATGCCCTTTCAGCGTCAGCGATAATATTTCCGGTTTCCCCTTGAGGGGTAAGGGGTGTACTTGGATCTATGACTGGTTCAGAAGAGTGACTGGTTCTGGGTGCAGCATTTGCACCACTCACCGGTGCACTATTTGCACCAGAGGGTGCAGGAGATTCACCATAGGGTGCAGCATTTGCACCAGCGGAATTTAAGCGCAGGTGATAAACATTTGAGCGATTTAAGCCATTATTAGATTTACGCTCTTCAATCCTAACCAGCCCACTTTTTACCAGCTTTTGGATATGATTCTGTACTGAGCGCTCTGATATTTCACACTGTTCAGCAATGTAGGGAACCGATGGCCAGCACTCGCCCTGATCGTTCGCATTGTCGGCTAATTTTATCAGCACCAATTTACGTAATGGGTTGCCGACTTTGATACTCATGGCCTTAGCCATTAGATTCATACTCATAGTCAGATCCCCAACGCTTCGGCTATTTGCCGACAGGCAGACTGATAATCGTCGGGCGATAGATTCATCAGGCGCAGGTCTGCTTTCTTCTGCTCGTACTGTTCCCACACGCTATATGCGGCCACCTGACGCCCTTCAAAAATTGGCGCTACGTCAGCCATGCTTGCCGGTTGGCCGTTTAGCCTGAACCCGTTGCAGTAGGTGATTTTGTCGATAGATGTAAGCATTGGTCTTGCCTCTGTTTTATACGGTGGTCAGCCGGTGGTGTTGTGGTCTGATTGCGTGAAGTGCCGCAACAGCGCCCGATATTCTTTGTGACATGTCACAGCCATCTAATAGAACCGCGCTAATTGCTGCGGCAAACTCTCTGCTGGCAATCGAAACCAAATAATTCACGGTCTCGCCATTCACTCTGGCCCGCCGCTCTGCTGGGAGCGCCGCTTTAAGTACCGGTGATAATTCCAAGACCTTGCGCATCGATGCTTTTGAATCCCCGCGCAGCCAGCGAAATAACTGCTGCCGGTTGTTGTTGATAGACTTCCAATCAGCATTGCCCTCCCCGTCTTCAATGGGAGTGAGGCGTACTGAATCCGTGTTGATGTTAAGCAAGAAATACATTCTGCTGATCTCGATCGCTACATGCTCCTGCCCCCGCTCTGCTGCCCACGCCTGAACTTCGGCTTTAAGGGCTTTGATTTCTTGTTCCACGTTGCGTCTCCTGTCGCAGGAAATTGATTATTGATAATCAGATTTGTGTGTGGGGTTTGGTTAAGCTGCACTCTGATACATGGCTGGGTCATATTTCAGTTCGCCATGAGTAATGCGTTCAATCTTCATTGCTTGTTTCTCAGGGATAATTTCCCCCCAGCGACAAACTGCCGGGTGTTTTATGCCTAAGGCCATAGCGGTATTGACTACACCGCCAAAAAACTTGACTACCTCTTTCTTGTTCATAGGAACTCCTCTTTGATCACAAAGCGAAAGGTAACAAAAGGTACATAACAATGCAAACACTTTTCACACCGCTATCGCGTAACATTGGTTACATGAAAACTGAAATGAATGACCGCATCCGAATTCGCAGACTGCAACTGGATCTCACTCAAGTCCAATTAGCCAAGGCCATTGGGGTGAGCCGTGTATCAGTGACGAAATGGGAGTCAGGAATAACCAAACCAGATGGGGAGAACCTTCACCGACTGGCGCAAATGCTTGCATGCACGCCGGAATGGTTGCTCTACGGTACTGGGGATTTACGCCAAGTTGATGATACTAAAACTAAGTCCCTCACCGCAGAACCTAATGCCATACCTGTTATTTCATCAGTTCAAGCTGGTGCCTGGACAGAGACCTATTCCGCCGCCCGTATTTCTGATGTTATTAGATGGTGTAACACCACAGTGAAGGTTTCTGAAAACGCATTCGGCCTAGATGTTCGAGGGGAGTCGATGACTAACCCCAATGGCTCCCCCTCTATTCCTGAAGGTTCTACCGTTATCGTTGAGCCTAACTATGGCTCTATCGAAGATTTATACGGCAAGATAGTAGTAGCAGTTATTGATGGTAGCTCCGAGGCCACCATTAAAAAGTTAGTCGTAGATGGCCCCAATAAGTACCTTATGCCATTAAACCCTAATTTTAGGCCAATCGAAATCAACGGTAATTGCCGCATTCTTGGTAGAGTAGTACAGGTCACCCAAGACCTGTAATCAATAGCCCATCACCCCGATGGGCTTTTTTACGTCTCTAAATGTAACTTATGGAACACTTCACTGTTGACATGAAAGGTAACTATAGGTACATTCACTCCATCAATACGGCACAGCAGCCGATGCGAACAGGCAGGACGCCCACGAAGTAGCTGCCGGTGGCATACGAAACACCGGATGATTCGCAAGTTTAGGTTCAGTACGTTCTGGCAGCCGGAAAGACGGCAAGAGGGAAAAGTTATGAAGGCAACTAAAAAGCAAGTGGGTAAATTTCAGATTCAGTATCGCAACTGTGGAATGTGGGCTAACGGAAATAGTTACCCAACCCGTAAAGAAGCTGATGATTACGCACGCAATACTGGGCGCGATTATCAAGTAGTCAAAGTACGGTAATAACAGAATTTGGGTTGTTGCGTTGGAGGAGAACCCCGCGCCAAGGCTCGGCATGATTACCACGGCGCAGCAGCCCAAACCCATAACGCAGCCACGGCGGGAAAGTGTGGCGAGGCAAGACCAGAGATCTGACCCGCTGGCCCGGCGTAATGGGCACCAAATTACAGACGTAAAAAAACCCACCGAGGTGGGCTTCTTTACCCCGGGTCACCGACCAAAGTTAACCGGGAATTGCTAACGGGGACCAACCCGTTAACAGAGGCAAGACCAACGGCTTACGCCACCAATCTTACAACCAGTATATCAGGAGTTGCTATGACAGCACTACAGATAACCACCACGCTCTATATTCATGTTAATCCGCATTCAGCATTGAAAGATAATCGTTTTATCGTGTGTACCAGTGACATGTCACAGTCCGCGCCAGCCTATGCGTTACTCGAAACCCGCGAAATAACTCTGGCGTTCGACGAACCCGACCCATTTGAAATCATCAGTAAGCAGGTTGATTCACTACGCGCTCAAAAAGAGCGACTTGCGGCTGAGTCATATCGGCATCAGTTGCTAATTGATGATCAGATTCAGGCGTTGCTCTGCATCGAGCACACCACAGCAAGCGTCACTGACGATAGCGACATTCCTTTTTAACTCCACTTGGGGGGAATTTTAGCCATGACAACAATCAAGGCCGCTATCGATCACGTCATTTCTGCGGGATTGTCTGTTCTTGAACACGAAAACAATTCAGATACCAGCACTGGCACAATGCATATAACCATTGTTGGCGGTAAACGCCGTGTTGAATTTTATCCCTCGACCGGAACAGCTTATTCAAATGCTGTTAAGGGACAATTTAAAGCGGCAAGACTTCCGAAAGCCGGGATCAGGGCAGCTATAAAGCTCGCAATGACTGGCAATTAAAACAAAGAGGCAAGACCAACATGACTGTATTTATTTGTTTATTCGAGCCGAAAAAAGCGGCTCTCAAAAATGGGGCTATACCACTGGTTATAGCGCTGGAAGCCATAAATAAGAAAATGGCATCCGCACTGTCCATCGGTAAATTGTGGGAAGCCTACCCCGCAGCCGGTGATAACTTCGCTGATCCGAAAATATGTGAGGATACTGTCGGCCAACCGCGCCCTGCCGTTGGTGAATTCGATGAGCAGTTCGCACAAGATAATACTTTCGATGGCAAGGTGTGGACGCCAAATACCGTGGCATCGTCAGAAGAAGATAATGATGATGAGAATGGCGACGATCAAGGTGATGATTCAGGCATAGACAGCGATTCTGGCTTAGTGAACTACGCCAAGCTGAGCATTGATGTCAAAGTTGGCAAGATCCTAATGTATGACTTGCTTGATATTGATACGCACGCACTATCACTCGTGTATGACCTGATTAACGACGACGAGGGCGATGCTGGCCTGCGTTCAATCATAACGGCGCTGGCTGGTATCCCGGCAGTTGGTGCAATGTATCAGGAATCAGTCAAAGAGCTGATCGACGCCATTAATGTGAGGTTCCCCAAAATTCCTCAATTCCCTGAGGTACAGAGATTTGCCCAAAGATGGGTTGATGAACCCAATAAGCGAGACGAGCTAACCGGGACAAAAAAAGTCACCCCCTTAAATACCCCCGCCTCTGATGCGCCAATTAAGCGCGGCTTTGAGCACACATATAAAACCCTCGATCTCGAAGTGGCCCTCGCCTTAGTGCCTACTGTTTTTAACTGTTGGGAAATCTACTCAGCAGAAATGAGGCAGGCAAAAGAGCTGATGGATAGCAATGATGATGCTTGGCGTAAATGGTCAACCGAATTGCGCGTTCGTAGCGATGCGCTGACTATTCCGCGTGAAACCATCTTTGAGATGATCCGTGCGGGTAAAGAGAAACCCATATTCCTGACGGATGCCGCCGCCAGAAAAGAATTTATCTCACAGTGTCTCGCTGTCAAAGGGCCGCACCCCGCAGTGACAAATCTGGGTGATGGCAAATTCTCTATTGATGGTTTGATCTGTGGTGAACCACAACCAGCGGCGAACAGTGAAACAAAACTGGCTCTGGTTGCCAATTCTGAGCCAGAAACCGAAACAAAACCGCCAATTGTTGCAACAGAACAGGAAAACATTGCACAGGACCCTATCACTGATAACGCTGTTCAGCAGGCTAAAGAGACGCTGGATCAGTTAGGTTACAGCGTTTATGCCTCAGATGGTGAGAAGCCAGCAGAGGTTATTGAAGCGGCGCAACAACACACTATTACCGCTGATGAGTTCCAACACCGTGCCGGGTTAATTGAGCAAGAGATCGCACATAAATCCCCTGCGGAGCAAGAAAATCTGCACATCTGGAAGTCGGTACAACGCACAGATCCACGCTTTACCAAACCTGTAGAGGGTGCGGGGTATGTCGCTACCAGCATTAACGCTGAATATATGTTTATGCGGGCCACGGAAGTATTCGGCCCCATTGGCGAGGGTTGGGGCTATACCATTCTTGAAGAGAAGATGCTTGCTGGCGCACCAATGTCAGAGGCGATTTACGACGACAACAAAAAATTCGTTGGTAATCGGCTTATTCGTGATGCCGATGGCACATTGATATGCGAACAGAATCACTCGATCAAAATTCAATTCTGGTACTCAGTTGAAGGGGATGTGCGCGGCGAAATCGAAAGCTACGGAGCGACCCCCTACATGTATAAAACCAATAAAGGAATTAAAGCAGATAGCGAGGTAATCAAAAAGAGCCTCACTGATGCCATTAAAAAAGCGCTATCTATGCTGGGCTTTAGCGCGGATGTCTGGCTCGGTATGCACGATAACCCTGAATATCTGGCAGAAAATAACATTGAGTTCGCCATCAAGAACGCCAGTGAAAAAGCCGGTGACTCAGTTCGCCTGCGCAAAGAACTGGATGAGAAGTTAACCAAAGTCGGCAATACCATCTCAAGCGCTGTTACCACCAATGAAGTGAACAAGGTTTATAGCACCATTGCGCGTGAAGTTGATGTACACCGCAAAGATGCCGAAGCTAAAGCCGATCACGAACACGCCAATTACCTCAAAACCCGCCTGCTTGCGTTACATCGCTTAACTGAAAAACGGGTTACCGAACTTACTGCACAGGAGCCAACAGCATGAGCAACACAGCAATCGCATTAGCCGCAGACCTTTTCAAACTGCAACAATTGGTTGAGTCCTCAGAAGAACTCACACCAGAAATGATCGCCGATACGCTGGAAGGGTTAGAGGGCGCACTGGCGGATAAGCTGGATGCAACTTATGTCTTTGTCCGCAACCTCGAGGGGCAGGCTAAAACCTGTGATGAAGAGGCGAAACGCCTAGCCGACCGGAAAAGGTCATTCGAGAATCGGGCAAAGTCGATTAAGCAGTATGTACTTAGCTGTTTACTGGCTGCTGACATGAACACGCTGAAAACGTCTTACAACACATTCACCGCGCGTAAAGGTGTGGCCAGTGTGGTTATCGACAACGAGGACTTATTGCCGAGTGAATTGGTGACAGTGCAAACCATCGTGGCACCGGATAAAAAGGCCATAAAAGAAGCCATAGAAAACGGCGTCGATGTTAAAGGGGCGCATATCGAGATAGGTAGCCGCAGCCTGCAAGTTCGTTAACTTCATTCAGCCCCGGACCAACGGGGCATTATTGAGGCAAGACCAATGCTTAAACGTACACACAAGCGCGGCGAACTGACCTATGTGACCCTATCTGATGGCAGCACAGGAACTATCCACACAGATCGCCGCTGTGATATTTACTACGATTTTCCGATTGATGTGCGCTTTAGTAGCGCCCCACCACAGGAAGTGCCTGAAAAGTTGATTTTGCATAATCAGAAATAATCAGCCCGCCCCGCTAGCATGGTGGTAAACCAACACCAGAGAAACCACCATGCAGCTATGGCAACCGGGCAAGCGCCTATTAACCGACTTCGATATTAAGATCGGCAAGTTATCAGCCAGCGTCCGTAAACAACAACTCACCGACCAAGATATACAGCGGGCCTGCTCTGAGACCGACAGAGCAATAGCCCAAATGATACAGGGGCAAGACCATGAGAAACGACCACGACATAATCACCAAAGAGGAGATGATTGAGTTGACCGGTCATCACTATAAAACCAAACAATGTGACTCTTTAAGCCGCTCAGGGATCTTTTTCATCCGGCGTCCGGACGGACACCCGAAAACAACTTGGGGCCATTTTTTGAATCCAGTCAGTTTGCGCGGTAAGCCGGTGGAGCCAGAAAAAGAAGAACCCAATTTCGAGGCCATGAGCAGTGGCCGGTAAGCGCAAGAACGCTGCTGATAACTGGATGCCCTCTCGAGTATTCCGTGGTCCTTGTGCTTATAACTTCAAACACCCGGACGGACGCACTATAAGACTGTGCGCACTTGATGCTACACAGGCAGAAGTCTGGGTTCATTATGAGAAGTTCATTAATGAGAAAAAAGACAAATCAACGCTAAATACATTAGTTGAGTCTTTTTTCAGGTCTGTTGATTTCATTGATTTGGCAACCGAGACGCAGAAAGACTATCGAAAATACGCCACAAAGTTATTGCCGGTTTTCGGGGCCATGCACCCTGATAATATAAAACCTGAGCATGTCAGAAAGTATATGGATAAAAGAGGGTTGAGCAGTAGGACACAAGCAAACAGGGAAAAAACGTTTATGTCGCGTGCTTATAGATGGGGATATGAACGGGGATTTGTGAAAGGCAATCCATGTAAGGGGGTTAAGCAATTTAAAGAGGAATCAAGGGAACGCTATATTACAGATGACGAATATAACGCCTTATACCAGATCGCCCCCGATATTGTACGAGCAGCAATGGAAATAGCGTACTTGTGCCTCGCAAGGCAAGCCGATGTGCTTTCTTTACGCAAGGATCAATTTAGAGAGTCAGGGATATTTATCCGGCAAGGTAAGACAGGGGCAAAACAAATTAAGGAGTGGTCACAGCGATTACGTGACGCTATTGCACTGGCTGAGTCCCTCCCCTTACAGCAAGGGATAAGCAGTGTGTATATCATCCGCCAGCGGACAGGGCTGCGGTATACGCGCGACGGCTTTAATAGCCGATGGCGCAAGGCCAAAGAAGCAGCAAAAGAGGCACACCCTGAACTGGATTTTAATCTCACCTTCCATGATCTTAAAGCTAAAGGCGTTTCTGACCTTGAGGGTTCACTCAGTGAAAAACAGGCAATATCAGGACATAGAAATATGGGGCAAACGGCGCGATATGACCGGAAAATAAAAGTTGTTCCGGTGGTAGGTAATCAGAAGAAGTGA